GGGGAACGTTTACTGAGGTTCGGCAAACTGCTCCAACGTCGGCGACGGCACCTCTGCCGGAACTATTACTTGCGGTGTCGGGGTACCACTCGGGCTGAACGATCCGTACTCCTCAATCTCCAACCGTGTCTCAGCCTTGATCATCGGGCCGTTCGGCGCTGTGTGTGTATACCCGACGACCACGCATTCGGTGTATTCCTCTCCGGGTCGCCTGAAGTTGACGTGCGCCCCGAGCTGGACCTGTGGCAACCAATGTGTCGTGAACACCCATCTCCGGCGCCCGCCCTTGCCTCGATCCACAAGTTCCTGCAAGGCATCATAGACTTGATCCTCATCGGCCGCGTACACTCCGGGGAGTGTTTCGTCAATGAAGTCCTCGTCAGAGGTTACGGCGGCATCCTGGAATATCACCTTGTGATTCGCTTTCACACGATAGCCGGTCCCGCGAATCTGAAACTTGTAGATACCGATGATTGACGCGGTCTCATTCTTGAGAATGATTTCCGAATGATCCGGCGACGAGCTTGTGGCGGCGGTTGATCCATTGAACGAAACAACTGTCACCGTCTCACCGACAGACTCAATATCATATCCCCCGCCCCACCCCCCGGTGGTCGGAGTAATCACGCTTGTCGCGTAGGGTATTTCCTTGCCCGATGATGGGTGGCAATACTTCAGGCTTGCAACTGCGCTGGAATTGTCGGTGACCGGCCAGTATTCGCCGGGGTTCAGAATGATGTTAATTCGCTTTGTGACTTGGTCGAGACCTTCCACGCAACGCCACACCACGTCGCCCGCTTCCATGGCTTCGTAGTCGTCGAACTCACATGTTGCTCGGTTGCATGTCTTCGGCAGGTATTCGCCGGTCGCCGGTGCTCGCAAGTCGCGGATGTTCGGCGAGAACGTGTCGTCATTTGCAAACGACCATTCCACGTCAAGCGATGGCGGGCTGGTCTCAAACAGCGGAGACCGAAGCCTGAGTTTCCCATCTGCCCTCGTGTAGAGCGTGGCACGGTACAGCTCTGCCAGATCCTTTAGTTCGCGCCATGGTGCCCGCTTGCCAAGGTGCACCCAATCAACGGTATGCTCGATATCACCAACGTCCAAGTCGCCAGCATCCAAGCCCATTAGTTCGGCAAGCTTGTGAACGATTGACGTGCTGGTGGAGCCGGTATCGCAAACAGTGAAGCCGGTCAGCACCGTGTTACTCGGCTTCTGCCGGGTGCCCGCCTGCTTCTCGATGGTATGTGCTTGGAGCGATGCGCGCGAAGCCTTGCCGGTTCCGATGTCAAGCTTTGCTCCGTTCTCATCAACCCAGCCGTAGAACACCTCAACCCAATCAGACCCATTGACCCGGCCATCAATCCCAATCGTGGCCGACGCATAGTCGCCCTCGCCGAACGTCCCCGCAGAGTTGCGAAGCCTAACCGTCGCCTGAGCCCCGCCGCCTTCACGATGCGAGATCGTGACATCGTTGTTGTCCAGTAGCGAAGTGATATCAACCGGGGTGGTATCGTGGTTTAGCCTGACACGGTATTCTCTGACCGAGTCAAACTCTCTGAGATCGTCGTCAAACCCGGCCGGTGTCGTCGTAAAGTATCCCACTACTGCGCCCCCGACTGTAGCCAGGTTACCTTACCGCCAACGTCAAGCACTTCCTGAACGGCACGGACAACCACATCTCCTATTTCCCTCAGCTCGCGGGTACCCATTACCGTTACACCGCCCTCTCCGATGTGCACGCTGATGTAGATATCGGGCGGCTGCGTAACGGTAACCGACCCGCCATAGATGCCGGTGTCACCAGTATCAAGGCCGCCGAACTCATTGATGCCAGTATTGCTGGATATCAGGTCCATGATGGACTGTACGTCTCCGGCGGTCGGGGCTGCGCCCGACAACGAAAGGATTTCGGCTATTCTGTCCGCGAGGCCGCTAAACGCATCCGAACTAAACGCACCCGGATCACTGGCACCCTGAGACGCAAGGTACGATTCCCGGCGTCGTTCGCTGAACGGATGGAGCAGCCACGCCGCAAAGTTCATCACAGAAAACTTGATCTTCTGCGCGATCCACGTGAACAGGTCGCCGAGGAAACGGATCGGCGACATTACTACTTCGATGACAACCGCGAGCGCCTGGAAGATCGGGGTGAGCAATCCGAGAATCATCGTGAGCGGTGCGAGCGCTACTTCGAGAATCACGAACAGCGGAGTCAGCGAACTCAAGACTTGCACGATCAACATCAGGATCGGTGACAGCGCGTTGAACACCGGTATCAATGCCGTGGCAATGATCTCGCCAAGCAGCTGTAGAAAGTTCAGCACCGGGTCAAGGATGCGATTGATCACCGGACCAAGCGTACCAAGCAATCCTTGGAGTATTTGCCCGAGCGCCAGCACCAGCAAGCCCATAGCGCCGAATGAAGACACCAGACTGACAATACTTCCGGCCATCCCGCCAAGCCCATCGGCGACAATTCCGACAATGCCTTCAAGCCCGCCGAACGCATCAAGTAACGGCGCTATGGCATCTCCGGCCCCGCCGCCGTCATCGGTCGGATTAGCAAGGTCGCTCAGCCTTTCGTCTATTTCCGAAAGCCGCTCGCTCAATACAAAAGCCTGATTGTAGAATCCTTCGCTAACCAATGTCTGGAACGCATCGAGGACGCCGACGCGCTCCTCTTGCAACGAGATGTATTCCTGACCATAGCGCACAAGGGTCGCCATCTGCGATGCTTGCTCAAGTGCCTCGCGTCGACGCGCCTTCTCGCCAGTCGGGTCCTGCATCACTTCTTTGAGCTGATCCTGCAACTCATCCATCGTGTCTTTGAGAGTGTCGGCCAAGTCTGTAAACCCGGCTTCGCTAAGCGCCTCTCTTGACTGGTCTACGCGCAGGATTTCGTCCTGAATGCGCACGGCCTCTTCGCCCCATATCTGGACCATCGCAAGACGTTGGGCCTGTTCCAGTGCAGCCTTGCGCTGTTCGTCCTCGGATGTGACAAGCGAGTCGATGGCATCCATGATTTCATCTTCATCGAGCACGCCGGTTGCCCCGGTCGCAATCTCTCGTGCTTGAAACGCGCGGAACTCAGCCGAGCCCGCAGCGATAATATCCTGAAGTGCGGCTGTAAACTCACTGGTTGATTCGCCGTATACGTCATTGAGTGTCCCGGCGATCTCGGTACCAGCCTCGGCAAGCGACGCGCGAATGTTCACAAGCACACCGGCGAATGACTCGGACATTGCCTCGGCTATTGCTCCGGCAAGGTCGGCCAACACAATCGGCGCAGCTGCGCCGCCCGGACGGTTGATGTTCTGCATCCCCGGCAACGGATTGAATCCAGTACCGCCGGTTCCGCCAGATGGGGCCGCTTCGCCGCCGCCGCGCTGTCTGGCAAAGATGTCCCGTAGCGGCTGCGTGATATTCTCTTCTGTCCAGTCCTGAATATTCTCACGGAAATCACCCAGCGCATTGCGGAACGCTTCTGCGAAAAGCTCTCCGGTGGTTCGCCCGGAAGCCTCGGCCAGCTCGTTAAGGGCGTCGAAAACCGCCCCGAACAGTATCGGGATCTGAGCTATCGCAGTGCCGAATACCTCCAAAAGGTTGCCGCCAATGTTCGACACAAGCGTGCTAAAGTTTTCCCACTTGAATGTGTCTCTGAGCACGGTGACGATATACCGGCCAACCTCAAGCATGATCGGCCCAATGTTGGCAAACACCGCGTAGATGGCCGGAGCGTTTGCGTCGAGCCAATCAAGAAAGCCCTCCAGCACCGGCTGTATTGAGTTGATGAAACTTACCCGAAGCGCGGTCGTTATCTCGCCGACCACCTCCGTAATGTCGCCCTTGAGGTTTTCAAATCGGCTGATGACACCGATAGAACTCTGACCGACCGCCTCGGCAAACCCGCCAAACTGCGCATCAAGCTGATCGAGGATTATGCCCATGGCAGAAGCCTCGTCTCCGGCCTCGACAAACGATTTGATGAGATCCTCTTGAGAATTGGTTAGTATGACATTCATCTGACGGAGAGCGCGTGATGCCCGCTCGGGGTCGGCCAATGCGAGCCCGACTCGTTGCGCAACTCGGGCCAGGTCCTGATCCAACGCGGACGCAAGGTTCAAAGTAGCCTCGGTCGCACGCGGCATCACGTCGCCGCCAAGACGGCCAAACGTTGCGAGGATACTTTGTGTCTCGTCGATCAGCTCGTCGCCAAACTGTGTGACCGTTGACATTGCATCGGAGTACGCGAGCATCGATTCGACGTTGAGATTAAGCGCCTCTGCCGAAGCCTCAACGGCGTTTGTCAAGCGCTGTTCTGCTTCAAGTCGCGTGCGGTATTCCTCTGCGCCCGCCTGCATGGCACGTTCTACCGCCCGGAAGGCACGCGTCACACCCATGATGATGATGGTCGCCTGACTCCATGCGGCCATGATGTTGCGGCCAACTTTCTGGGAGGCGCTGCCGAGATTCTTGATTGACTTTACGGCTTTAGCTGAGGCTTTGGATACTGTCTCTTTGCCGCCAATCCTGACGTTAACGTCGTTTCGCGCCACTCGTTATATCCTTCGCCCGCCGTTCGTTCCAGCGTGACCGGATGGCTGACAGTATGATCATGTCGCCATCCGGCTGTTCCATTACCGTGCCCGGCCACGGGAGCGACGCCCACGCGCCATCTCCATCCATGAGCATTGTCGCCAGCTCAACCCATGGCCCGAACATCACCATTGCCTCATATGGCCGGGTGCCATCCGGCCATTCTTCACCCGGGTCGAACTCGGATTTGTCGTAGACCCAATCCGTTACGTCTCGGATGACTCCGATGTCCCTTTGGCAAAAGGGGGATTCATGTCGTCCACCAGCTCAAGCATCTCGGCGGCCAAGTCCTCGGACTCAAGGATCAGGTCAACAACGTCTTCAGTCATCGGCTCATACTCGCCGCCGAAATCGTGTTCAGCGATTCCATACAGAATCTTTGCGTGCACGATTTCGTACCGCCCAGACGGGTCGCTGGCCTTCGTGAGCTCGGCCATCTCGTCGTCTGACAGCTCCGCCTCAATGATCTCCTCGGTCAACTCCTCCGGGTGTTCCTTCCTGATGCGACGCATCTTCGCCTGTAGCCCCGGCGACAAATCGGTTGCCGTCTCGACGGCCAGCCGTCTGACGCGAGCCGCGTTTTTCTTGCTGAGCTTGCGCGGCTTGACGTGGAACGTCCTGCCGTCCTCACCCTTTACTGACTTCAGCTCAACCGGTTCACCGACAACCACGAGATCAACGGCTTTCCTGAATGCACCAAGCCGGTCGGGCTTGGCCTGTTCGCCACTCATCAATACGTACCGCTGTCAGTCGTGATCATAGAAATCCTGAATGGCGAGCCGTAGCCACCGGGAGGATTCACAACCTTGAGCGACACCTGCGCGTCAAGCGCGCCGGAGTTGTCCACCGGGTCGTAGTCGGACACATTGCAGTACGGCGCTTCGATGATCATGAGCCCCGAGACCGAACCCGACAGAACGCTCGGCGTCTTGAAGTACATGTCAACCCCAGCCTGAGTATTCGCCGTGATCAGCGCATAGAGCGCGTAGGCATCAGACGAATAGCGGAGTTGCGTTTGCATCGTAACCGAGAACTCGCCCTTGTCGTGATACTGCCGTGACAGCGACGTGTCGGAATCGGTCGACTGTCCGTATCCTTCCGAGTTATGGTTGTTCATGATGTCCAGCGAGAAGTTGCGGATGAACGCATGCGTTACACCGTTCGCGCTGAACGACCCGTTGTAGAACAGGAACGGATCTACCGTTTCAAGCGCCGTAGTGTCTGCCGATTCTCCGGCAGTCCAGGTGAACCCCAACGCTGTAGCGTCGGCTTCCACCATCGCCTTAAGCGCGCCCGATATCGAAAGCTGATCGAACACCACGCCGAGCCCAATGAAGTTCTCATGCAAGCCGTCGCCCTGTACCGAGTAACCGGGCCGGGCCGTGTCCGTCAGAACAACCGGCCACTGGTGTAGGTAGCACCCACTGGTGGAAGATGAGAAGAACACGTAGACCCATCGCCCGGCACCCTGCCAGCTTGTGATGTCTACAATGTCAGCCGCATCGGTATCTCCGTCCCCGGTAACCAGTTCCGCCTCATAGTCGTCCAATGCGGCGATCACCGCGACCAGTTCCGTCACGGTATCAGTAGCCCCGTCCGTTAAGTCGATCACTCCGGCCGTGCCGAAGTTGGTATCTCCTGACTCACTGCCGAGCGCCCCAACCTCGCTCGTGAGCGTATCGGCTGACGTGACGGCCGTGACCTTACACGATGCTTCACTACCGCCATAGCGGAATCGCATCACCGCGCCGATCTGCGTCGGGGTCAACTCCTGCCCGAGACACGAATTGATGATCTGTCCAAACCCGCCGCACGGCCGTGGGGTAAGCGGAAACCCGCCGTTCAAATCCTTGGCCGCCAGGTATTCTCCAATGGCCATGTTGACGCCGGTTATAGCTGGGTCGGTGATCTTCTCCACCTGCTCCCAGAAGTCCGGCTTGTCGCGGATCGGAATGACGTACTCTCGCGTTTCCTCCGACCCGATTGGTGACTCAGGCCCACCAATGGTGAACTTGATATTCTTTGTATTCATTCCGTCCTCCAACTCATTATATTTCTACCTCCTGTCTCAGGAGGATCGCGACAATAGCAATCGCGAGATCCTTTCCATCCTGCGCCCCGGCATACAAATCGGACGACTGGAACTCGCCGATCTGACACGCCCCGCCGAACGTATGGTCATCGCGCAACAGCTCAAGGACTACATCGGTGTAGTCCATCATCTCGTCCTCAAGCGTCTCGGGTTTCAGCCCGGTCTGGACAACGACAAGATTCATGGCAACCTGTAGTTCCTCAGCTCCAATCGCCGACGTCTCCTGGCGCACATAGTCCAGCGTGCAGAACACCACCGGGTATTTCGTCCGGCTAAACCAGTCCGCTACTCCGAACGCATAAGCCGGAATCTTGAGCTTTGCTTCGCTGGCGGCAACTGAGAACCGCGATTGAATGTCGGCCCATGCCGTGTCGACAATCGTTCTAACCGCCCCCACTCTTTGCCTCCAGCTTTGCTATCTCCCGCGCGATCACCTTGTCGGCAGATCTCTTGATAGACGCGTTCCACTGGAACGCACTGCGGGCCTTGGGTACCCATGGTCGCTCGTCAAGGTGCACGTGCTTCATGAAGATCACCCGACCGTCAACCTCAAAGCGCAGCATCTTCCCCTTCTTCGGAACGATGTCCGCTCCGCCGGGATGGTGATAGATGTTGGCAAGCTTGGCCCACGACTTTACAATCACGGCGTTCCTGTTCTGCCGGTCGGTGACGATCTTGATGCCCTTGTACAGCTCGCCCGTCCTCTTCCCGATCACCTGACCACTCAGGTAGTTCTTCTTCGTGAACGTCCGAAACTCCTGACCGATGGTTCGGCAGATCCGCAGCGCGATTGTCTTGGCCCGCTTCCCGAACTGCTGTAGTCGCTTCGAGAACATGTCCTGCACGTTCAGGGTTATCTGAATCACACGATCCTCCGGAATGATTCAAACGTCCTCATAGCGGACATCGGGATGTCAATCTCGTATTGAGTCGTCACCCCGTCCGCAGTGATAGACCGCGTGCCCAATGATCGCGATGACCGTTGCTTCCATATGTACGCAAAGGCCAGCACGACGGCTTCTTTCAGATTCCCCGGAACTGTTACCAGCCCGGCGGTGTAGGTTATCTGTATGCACTGCCGCGCAGTCGGTATCCCGGCCGGTACGAATATCTTGCCAGAACCGCTATACAGATAGTAGTCGTCGTCTGCGGTTTGCAGGGTATCGCTACCAAAGGTCCGGGCCGTGTCGATGTACAATGACGTGACCGTAGTGACCGGGTATTCGGGCAGCACCAGCATAGTGCCGCCCTCCCCATCAAGTACCTCTTCTGTATACGTGCGGCTCGCGAGTTTCCGCTTCGTGATCTGATTGGCGCGAGCGCTGATAGCTTCAATGAGCGTTTCTCCAAACGCTCGGTCGGTTTCATCCAACTCGTTGTTGGGGTCCATTGTTAATAGCAGCTCTTCCCACGTAATCAGCGCCTCAGCCATTCGTTACTCCCAGATCACCTCAAGGCCCCACAATATGCTCGACGCGTTTGTCCACGCGCACGCGATCTTATCGCCATTCGTGAACACATGTGGCCGCGTCGGAATGAATGCCACGTCAGTAGCCGAGCTCATGTCCTGCGTCTTGAGCAAAGTGTCGTATGCCGAACCCTCAGCGGAATCAACGCTCACCGTGAAGCTGTTCGCCCCGCCGGCGGCCCCGAGATGGAGCCGCACTTCGAGCAAGGCGAATGCCTTTCCGGGGTCGACCGTTACCGCGATGTTCCCCGTGCCTGTCACCCGTTTGTGAAACATGGACTACCTCACCTGAATGGCTTTCATCCACTCGACATACATGATCTCTGCACCGTCGTCACCGGCCCGGACATCGATGCTCGGCGTCAAGGCCTGATCGGCCAGCCCGCTCGATACCGTTCCGATCTCTGCCCCGTCTGCATAGACGTACAATGTCGACCCGTCCCAATAGAACTCGAAGTCATGCTTCGACGTTCCGGTCGTCACGCCGGTCGCGATTGATCCGGTGGTGCCGCCCAACTCGTTGACAAACGTCATCGCAGTCGCATCGTTGAGCTGGTAGAAGTACACGCCGTCATCGGTCACACCAAGCGCGTGAGCGCTTGCCACGGCGAGCAGTTCGGTATCGATCTCACACAGTCCTATGAGATAGTCGCCCTTCGCCCCGTTCTGCACCGCAACACGAGCGCCAAAGTACAAAGGCATTCCGGCAGTCAGCTGGAACGCCGACCCGTGAGCCTGAAGACTGACGCCGTTGTATTCGGTGCCACCGGTTGTGATAATCAGCCGGTCTCCCGGCGTGGTGCTTGAGAGTATCGTGTTGGTCCCGGTCTCGGTGTTCACCATCTCATTCGGGTCGTTGGTCGTGTTGTCCTTCGGGACGGCGACCGGCAGTTCCCACTTGACCACGTTTGCCCCGATGGCATCCAACCACCTGTTGGCATAGCGATCGTCATAGTAGACGAGCGCACTGTTTACTGATTTCGTCTGTATCATGGTCAGCTCCTATCCTGCCAAGCCTTGAAGTAGTCGATATCGAGATCCCCCAGCCCGGCGCCGCTCGCCTTGTCCAGCGAGAAATACGGCTGCATCTGCTGTTCACCGGCCGTCAGATTCGACATGTCGAACGTCGTGCCCGTAGCCACCGGTGCTCCGTCGATGAAGAACTTCACGTCCGTGAGATCGGTGAAGTCAATCCGGTAGATGTTGTACGTTCCCGCCACTGCGGTGATCCCGGTCGCCTTATCGTCGTTGTCGTTCGTGGTGTCATCGGTTTCCACCAACACCGCATTGGACGCCTGAAGCCGGAACCACGCGTGCTCGGTAACCGAGTCCTTCGCGAGGTTGTGGTCTCCCGCCATGCCGAAGACTGCCGTTACCCCGGCCCCAATATTGACCGCGACGTTTACGCGCATCTCGACAATCAGCCCCGAGCCAACGTCGAACGTCTTGTTGTCGTTCATGTAGAGGACCGCGTCCTCTGCTTCCCCGGTGATCGCCAGGTGCAGCTTGAATACACCATTCGCGGAATTGGCGCTAATGGCCTCTGTAGCATCGCCAACGTCAACAACATGCCACATGACAGTGCCGTCAAACGGCCCGCCGCCCGATGCGCCGAGAAAGTCCTCGACGAACTTGATCGGCTTCATGATGTCAAGCGTTTCCTGAGTTACCGGATCGTAAAATCCGAGGCTACCGCCGTAGCGGTGCCTGTAATCTGCCCTTGTCCATCCCATACTAAACTCCCTCCTCGGAGCGACCGGGGGCCGAAGCCCCCGGCGTAGTCTGGTTTGCCTCTATCAGCTCAGCGCTGACGGAGGAGCGGCCTGCGCATAGCGCGCGCCGGAAAGAATCGGAATTATGGTAATCACGTTGGCCGCCGCATCTGTGGCCTTTACCACGAGGAACGGGTAGCCATCGGACAACTGGTCCGCGTCGATCTCGATGACAAACATCGAGCCGTTGGTCGTTGATGTTGAGAACCCGGCGTCCGTTGCCGCCGTTCGCGCACCGGTCACCCCGGCAGTGATCTGGTAGTAGTCAAACGCGATTGCCGTGGCGTTGCTCCCGGCGTTGTCGTCGGATTCCTCAACGGTGATCGTCGCCGCGTTGGTGATTGCTCCACAGTAGACGATGATCGAAGCGTGCGAGTAGTTCTCCATCGAGAAATAGTCCGACTCCTTCGCCACGCCGCCGATATCAACCGGAGCGAGTCCCGCAACCGGCTTCCCCTGTTCTGACAGTACAAACTGTTTCATGTCTTCCTCCTATGACCTTGCCGCCAGAGCCACGAACGGCGAGCGAGTTGCCGAACCCTTGTACGGCGTAAGCGCACTGTTCCAGATCGGCTGTCCGTCGATACGGGTGATCCAGCGGAACACCACCTCGTCGGCCACGAACTCCACGTGAATGCTCATCGCCATCTGAACGCCGCCCTTGTCGATGATCCGATACTGGCTCATGTCCGCAAGAATCAGATCCCCTGCGGTACCGAGCGCGGCTGCCTGCTCGATGAACACAATTGGCCGGTTCCACAGCGTATCGAACGAGCGCCCGACCGTGTCGTTTCCAGGCAGATACAGCGGCATGCCGCCGGTACCTACCGGGATAGCCAACAGACCGAGCTGCGGGATGATCTCCTGATTGGCGATCCAGATAAGATTCTTGCCCCATGCGCGCGAAAGCATTTTCAGGATGTTCTCGTAGACGATGGTCGCCGCCGCCTGTCCGGATTCCTTTGCCTGAGATACGAGACAGTCGGATGTCAAAATGCCGAGCGGCTTGCCCGCCCCGCTGCCGTTGACAATCGCGTCCTGAATCTTGAAGCTCAGCTCATCGGATACGGCGATCTCGACTTCCTGCTGAAGAACGCTCGCATCCTGAAGCACTTCGTCTGTCGCGTAGTACAGCGCGGCCAGCTTGTGGAGGTCGAACTCCATCTGCCGGAACTTCGGTTTGCTGGCCGTGGTGTCTCCGCCTTCGGCCACCCAGTAGGCGCGCACGCCACCATGTCGGCTTCCGTCTGCCCGGCTGGTTTCGTCGATGCCGTTCATCTTGATGCCGTTGACATTGCCGGTCAAAGTCCTCTTGTCCGCGCGGCTGATCAGCTCGGTATTGTTATATATCCGCTTGACGATCTCGTCGGACATCTCGGTCCCGACAAGGAAACCGCCGTCTGACGGTACCGCCTCGGAACTGCCGGTCGCGGCCCGGACCTTCTGCTGGTAGTTCACTACCCGTGGAACCGGTGAACCGGTCTTCGCCTGCTTTGTGATGTCCTGGAGATACTGTCCAAGCGCATACGGATGCTGCTCGGCCGCCGGACCGATCACCTCAATGTGCGCCTCCGGCTCGTCGTTCTCCTGGTCCTTCTCAAGCATGTCGCGTTGTGACATCTTCGTCTCAAGCGATTCCTTGTTTGCCTTGAACTCGGCCAGGTCCTCGTCTGTCGCGGTGCCCTCTTCGGCCTTCGCGCGCAGCTCGTCCTGTCGATCTGCCAGGGCTTTGACTTCCTGCCTGATCCTATCGAGAGTCTTCATGTGACCCCTCCATTGTTAGAATGAGTATCGAGGCGCTTTGATTTTTCGCCTCTTCTTCTGGCTCTGCCTCGGGCTCCGCATCTTCTCGATACGCGAATCCGTGCGAAGCTATCGCCGTCGCCCTTTGCCTGGAGTATCCCATGTCTCTCACACGGGCCTCAAACTCGCGAATGGTTGACGGTGGCTCGCTCGGCGTTTCGTCTCCGACTATCTCAGTCGGGACGTGAGCATACTTATACTTGGATATGTTGTAGCTCGCGGCCATCTGGCCGTGCTCTATAACCTCGGTCGCAAACCCGGCTTCTACCGCCTCTTCTGGGGTATACCAGGTTTCGGCATCCATCGCCGCCGCTATCTCGTCTTCGGTCAGCGCAGTGTGTTGCGCATAGATGTCTGCTATCTGGCCCTCTACCTTGTCGAGTAGATCGGCGTCTTTCCTCAACTCGTCTGCCGTGCCAAGCGAGAAGGACCACGGGCGGTGGATCATGAAGTATGAGCCTTCACCCATCATCATCTCTTTGCCCGCAAGCGCGATCACCGAGGCAATCGACGCCGCAAGCCCGAGCACTTCAACCGTGACGTTCTGCCGGACAGCGGATATCAGATTGTAGATCGCCATGCCGTCGAACACGTCACCGCCGGGCGAGTTGATCAGCAGGCTAATGCTCTTCTTGTCCTTCACCTTGTCCCAGTCAGCCTTGAAGTCGGCAAGCGTAACGCTGTCGCCCCACCACGATTCTCCGATGTCTCCGAAGATCGAGACTTCGGCGCTGTCGTCCTGAGCGCTAATCTTGTACCATTTCGTCTTCATCAACTTCCTCCGTGACCGGCTCCTCTTCGGGTTCCTCTTCCGGCTCTTCTTCCTCCGGCGTCTCTTCCGGGGGCTCGGCAATCGGCTCGGCCGCGTCGGCCATGTTCGTCGGCTGCCAGTACCGCTGGCCTATAGCCGGGTCAGAGATCGGATTCATACCGACCCGCTCCCGCGCCTCATCGGCATTGAGCCACCCGCCATATCTCCCTTCCTTGAGCGCCGCGTATTCGGTCTTCATGTCGCCGCGCACAATCGCGTTCAAATCAAACTCGGCAAATCGCTTGTCCCACTCAATCTCGTCAAGCAGCTGCGCGAGGATGCTCGCCTCCCACCGTTCTGCCCACGGCCTGATCGTGTCAGTCCGATACTCAACCGCCAGCTGCTCGGCATTATTATACGTCAGCTTTGAATACTCTTTCAACTTGGGTGTAGGGATGTTCAGTATACGAGCTATCTCCTGGATCTGGAACGTGCGCGACGCGAGGAACTCGGCGTCCTTGAGCGGCATGTTGATAGGGACATACTTCATGCCCTCCTCAAGTACCGCTGTCTTGCCGGTGTTCTTGAGTCCCGCAAACTTCCCGGTGAGGCTTTCGCGCAGACGGTCGGCTGCTTCAACAGACAACTCTTTTGGGTGCTCGAAGAATCCGGGGATGTGCGCACCGTTCGCGAGGAACCTGCCGGAGAACTCCTGCTGCGCAAGGCCCAGACCTATCGCGTCCTGGAACAAACTCAGAGCAGAGTACCCTTGCAGCCCGTCATACCCAAACCCGGCAAGATGAAAAATCTCGTTCCACTGGTACACTCTTCGTGGTTCACCCGGCACCCGGTAGACGTATTGCGGAGCGCCGTTGTCCTGCAACTCAACGGCCATGTATTCAGGGCGCAGCGGCCAAAGGCCAATGATCTGCCGTTGCCCGTTGCGCTGAATCCATGAGTAACCGTTTCCCCACACAAGCGCATGGTGCTGCGTCTGCTCTTTCCAGTGGAATGCCGTTTGATATGGATTCGCCATCACCGACAGCCGCTTGTTGAGCATGTTCGTTCGGGCTATCTCTTTGCCTTTCCCGACTCGATCAAACAGATGCAGCGGACAGGACGCGATGGTCTGCGATATCTGGAGCACCCCGGAAAAGAAGGCTGTAAAGTTGTTCGCCGTCTCGTGCGTAACCAGCATCCCGGAAGCGCCTCGTGTCCCGGCCATTCCATTCTCGATCCACTGGTCAAGCTCGCCGAGAGTCTGTGCCCTCCATGCGGCCCTGACTGCTGTTGTCAATCGTTTGAAGAATCGCGGCTTCATATCTCAACCACCCCGCGCGTCTCGTAAACGCTGCGCTCTTCCTTCGCAATGAGCCCGCGCCACGTCGCCATGATCGAAGTTATCACGCCGTCAATCCGCGTCGTCTGGTCGCCGCGCTTATGCTTCACCGGCTTCCGCTGATCGTTCGGCCCCTCGTAGATATGAGCGCACACAATGTAGTAATCCATGACCGGGTTGGACCCGTGCTCCATTGCCCCGTCAAGGATCAGCCGCTCGAACTCATTGGTAGGAGCGGTGAACTCTTTCGCTGACTGCGGGAACATCACTATCGGTAGCCCGTCTTCTTCCAGGCTCAACGCTATCGGCTGCCCATCGCCATAGCGGTCGTATGCCAGCTCACGCACGTCGAACACTTCCAGATCAAGCCGGATCTGCTGCTCTATCTCGTCGCGAATAATGGTCGGTCCTGAATACCTGATCCACCCCTTACGCAGCCATCGTTCATAGTCGGCATTGTCGCGCGTTGCTGCTTCTGACAGATCGTCGGCGGGCACCCATATCCGGTGCACATACCGCCAACTTTCCCCAAGCGACTCGGGCGGAAATGCATAGGTCACGACGGTATGGTCAAGCTTCATCGAACAGTCAAGCGCCGCGAAACACTTGCGCCCGACAAGCTCGTGCTCGTCCACTTCGCCTGAGTTGTTGACCTTCCACTTCTTCCAGTCGACCCACTCGGACAGCGATTGCGTCCAGACATTCAGCTCTTTGGTGAGCACCTGAAGCTTTGTCGCTGGCTTGTGTTCGGCCTCGGTGATGAGATCGGCTATCTGATCCACCTTCTTGCCAACCCCAAGGTTCGGATTGCTTTTGATCCACACGTCCGGGTCGCGCCAGTCATCGTCTTCGTCAAGAGTGAAGATGGTCCCGAAGTAGGAATCGTCCTCAACCGCCCCCTCAAGGACGTGCTTCAGGTAAGTCTCCTCATCATAGGCGGGCGACCGGATGTCAAAGCCGGCCGTGGTGATGATGAACAGCAACGGCTGACTTCGTGCACCCATACCGGTTCGGATAACCCCAACCATCTTGTCGTCCGGGTGCTCATGGTACTCATCGATAATTCCCACGTGGATGTTGTGCCCGTCCTCGGTCTTTGAGTCCTGCCCCAATGGGATGAAGTCGGCGGCCGTGCCGACCAGCTTGATGCTCGTAGTGTTGAAGCTCTTCGAGATGTTGATACCGAACGTATCGACAAGCTCTTGATTTGCCTCGATGGTGAGCGCCGCGATATCCCAGACGAGGCGTGCCTGTGCTCGCTTCGTCGCGGCACATACAACACGCGGCCCACCCTCGCCGTCAAGCAGGAGCCCCTTGATACCGATGCCAACGGCAAGCAAGCTCTTCCCGTTCTTCCTGGCGATGCTAATGTACGCCTTTCGGAACCGGCGCAGGTTGTCCTGCTTGCGCTTCCACCCGTAGATGTTCGCGATGATGAACTGCTCCCACGGCTCAAGGAAAAAAGGCTCGCCCGCAAAGTCGCCCTGGTAGTGACGGAGAAAGATCGGAAAGAAGTCCACCGCCTGACACGCCGCTTCCTCATCGAAGTAGTAATCAAACTCCTGATCGAACTGTCTGTCGAGATCAGATAGGAATCGCTCGGCCGCGAGCCGCACCCACTTGCAGACAACGGATTCTCCGCTCACTGCCTGCTCAGCGTACTCCATGAATCGGTAGTCGCCAACGGTGGACACCTGAGTAACTGTCGCTTCTCGTTCGGCTACTGCCATCATCCTGTCTTCCGCTTCCCGCCAAGGCGATCATTCGTCGCCCGGATATACGCCATCATCGGAGACTCGTCTGGGTCTTTCTTGCCAACCCCAAGCCGTTTCTTTGCCAGCGGTGAGCTGCCAAACTCTGCCGCAAGGCGCGCGATCTGCTTCAGCGAATCCCGCAGGACCGTCAATGCCTGCGTCGTCTGGGAGTTGCGCGGCTTGCCCTCAAGCCCCTTCGGACCGCTCCCGCTCAAGTACTGGTCGAGCGTTCGCGCAACCGGCTTCCCGGTCTCGGGATGAATCGGACTGTAAATCACCGCCGCCATCTCTTCGGCGATGCCAAGCTCCATAGCGAGCGCGGTCACCGTAGGAATGTAGGCGGGGTCCGTCATATCCTGTTCATCGAGCAGGCGCCAAATGTCGTTCCACGCCTTTTCTGCAACCGCGCTCTGTTTGATAATCGCCGGTGGTTCTGGTGCCGTCACTCATCACCCCTTGGTTCAGGCTCTTCGGTGTGTGAAAAAAAG